TTTCTTTAGCGAGATCGCTTAGTTCGTCAAGTTCTTTATCGCTAGTGTCTAAGTCAGCAACCATCGGTAGTGCAGCATCAATTTTGTCGATGGCATTGTCAACCGCTTCAATCATTTCTCGATTTTCTTCAATCGTAGTTTCTGCTTCTTCCACTGTGGTATCTTCCAACGGCGGCAAATTAAATAGTTCTGATAGTTTTTGAGTCATAGTATAGTATTTAACGTTTTACGTTTTTGAAGATATCAAACTCGGTTACTACACGAAAACGAATGTTATTAGCCCTAGCCCACGAATCCGCAGCAGCCCATTTAGCCATATTAATAGCCACCATAAGTTTATCACGATAACTCTTAGCTGTTTCCAATGTCACTTCTTTACTAGGCTTAATTTCTACCAATTCGGTGTGCTTTCGTTGATGTTTGTCTACATAAACAATAAGAAAATCTGGCACGTAGATAGTGTTTTTGCCACTAACTGGGTTATAATAGGGAATTTGTATGGCTTCGCTTGCCCAGTTAACTACTGCTGGGTTATTATCGCAAAAACTACAAAAAGTAAATTCCCAGCTACTACGGTACGTAGGTGTTTTTTTACCTATATACTTTTCTGGATTTTTAATTTGATATTTGCCCTGGGCATATTTGCTCATTACGGAAGTATCGCTCGTTGGATGTATTTGTTAGTTTCAGGCTGATTGGTAATACCAAGCAAGCTAGTGTTAGCTCTATTTAAATTTAAAAATACTGTAAGATAAACATTAAGTTCGTTTTTGCCAAGACTACGCATTTCGTCGATGATAGTCATAGGATCAATTCCTTGACTCAATGCAGTATATAGTACTGTATTTGCTAGGGTTTCACCAGAACTTTTACTTCCAGTAATAGATTGAAAATATCCTATAACCGCATCATTAATGTTTGAACTAGTATTTAACGGTTGATTAAAATAATTATTAAAAAATGCAGTAGTCTTATTTTTCGTAGATGCTGGTAGATTACCTGGAGAACTCATATTAATTACCTATTAACTTTTTGATTGCTGCTGAAGTCGGTGCAGATACAGTTGACCCAACTCCTTGCCCTCTAATAACATTCATTGCCACTTGTTTTAATTCAGATCCAGCAGCTGCTTTAAGATCTATATTCTTAGCATTACGCGATACTTGAAAAGCACCAAACGCAGCGCCAAGCAGATTACCATTTTGCAAGTTTGTAACTACACCCGATACACCCTCAACTAACCCGCCAGGACCAAGAATACTCTGTGTCCCACCACCTAGTGTGCTTAAAGGACTAGGGCTTTTATCGTAATGTAAATCCCCAAACCCTTGAACTGTTTCACTAGACACTGCGCCAGATTCGTAATTTATGGCTTCGTAGCTTATGGTCATAGTGTGTTCCATCAAATCATAACTTCCTGCTGTATGCACTCCATGCTGAAAATTTGTAATTGTTGGTTTAAACAACGTATAACTACTAAAAGATTTTTGATGGAGACTGTAAATTTTTATCGAATTGATGTAATTTTCGGTACTAAGAGGACTATATCCCCAGGCCTGTGCCTGACGTGTTGCATATTTATGATCCATTTTATACATTTCCGGTGTATAATCTGAATCTCTGTAATAGTGGCTGTAGTAATTATACCAAAAATTTCTAACTACATCAGCACTGTCGTCATGGAATGTAATAGTTATTGGATCGTAGTTAATACGCTCTTGTACTACATTCTTTCTGTTATACGCATTGTATACTTTATTTTGTATTGAATATTTTGGCAACTGTACTGCCTTAGCCAACATACCAATTTCGGTAGGATCTTGCGGACTAACAGACGGATTAAGCTCAATAAACACATGAAATAATGTACTAGCTTTTGGACCTAATCTATATAGACTGTCAACAAAGAGCTTCGAGGCATGACGATAATCTTTAATTTCGTCGCCATTTGCTAACTGATTTAAAAACTGATTTCCAAAACTGGCCATATACTATTCCATTTTATATATTTAGCCCATAAAAAAGCCCGGAATAATCCGGGCTCATAGTTTGTAAATTTTTCGTCTGGTTTAACCAGTAATTACTGTACCCAATGTACGTGCTACTGCGGCACCTACACCAGATTCTGATGGTACTTGGATTGCGTTATCAAATCGAATCGTTAAACTAACTGTCATAGGATCGTTTGAACCGTAATCTGCGTCACCGTAATCAGCATTAGTTAAGAAACAACCATACATTTCCCAAGTTTCAAGTACTGTTGGTTCGTTTGCACCGTTGCCACCATCCAACACTTCAAACCGTGTCAAGAATTTATAGTCGATACCAGAACTTGCAGAACTTTGTTCCATAAAATCAAATTGTTTTTGTAACTGTTCGCCAACACGTTTAAGTACTTCACCGCCTGCATCATCACGTAACATGCAAGTAACAGTTTCCCAAGTCGGTCGACCTGCATAGTAAACTTTACTGTTATACACAGGAACTTCAATTGGATCAAAACCCAATTTAGGACGAGTAAAACTCATTACTTGTTTAGTCAACTCAGTTGTTGGTTGGCTAACTCCAAAGTTTTCAAATCCCACCCGGAAGCGGAATTTTAGTTTTGGCATTAATAAACCCTGAGCACTTGCGCTTTGGTTTGTACTTAAAGGTACTGTAAATTTGTTTAATGACGCTGTAGCCATTTTGTTATTCCTTTGTTCTTAATAGTATTTACCTATTTTTCACTACGCATCAGGAGGGATAAATCCCTCCATTATCTGCGTATATTATTGATTATAATCCAGCAGCAATATCACCGGTATTTTTCAAACGTACTGGGATGTAAATAAACTCAATGGCTTTAACTGGCTCAATTGCTATATCAACCCACAATTCGTTTCTATCAATACGATCTGGGGTATTGTTTGTTGTGTCACAAACTACCAAGTAATCGTAAATACCTCGTTTAGCAACTAGATCGTTTAAAACAGCTTCAAAACTAGCTTTAACTTGATTACGGGTAATAGTATCGTTTGGTTCAAAAATGAACGGACGAGCTACCTGATCAAGAACTAAACGTAAGTAACATACCAACCGTGCCACGTTAATGCGATCCATCGCTGAGTTCATTGCAGCACGTGTTTTTTGACCATATGCTACTAAGCCAACGCCCGGTAATACGGTTAACGGATTAACATCGTTTTCGTATAAAACATCACGCAGACCTGCTGTTACACCAATGCTACGGAACAAGTTGTTATCAGTAACATCAACATAACCAATGCTTGATACATTGTCGATTAACCCGCGACGTACACCTGCTGGTGCAAACCATGGATAGCTTTGATTGTCGCTACGAATGATTGTACGCAACATCATATGCGATGCCGGAACTACAACACTTTCTCCGCCTAAATCTGTACCCAACCCAGCTGGATAATAAACCCCTAAGTATTCACTACGACTTACTAATCCATCTTCGCCGTTATTAGCAGCTAAGTTAGAGTTACTTGCCCATGTTGTGATATTAGTAGAACTACTATTCAATGTTAGTGGGCTATCACCAATGATAAACGCTGTGTTCTTGCGATCATTATTCAACGTAATCATGTTTTGAATTAGTTCCGGATAACCTGGGCAGCAAATTAAGTTAAATTGAACTTGTTCTTCACGCAGTGCTGTAGAACTTTCAACTGCTGCTTTAAGCGCCTCAACCACAACATTACGTTGTGCTTTGTGACCAAAATAAGGAACACCGGTATCATCAACTCCGCTTTGGCTTACCCAGGTAGCGATTACTGTTGGTGTTACTGTTCCGGTAAATGTATCCGGATCAGCAAACCATTCAGATTCAAAACGTTTTACACCATAACCACTACGTCTTGTGTTAAACAGTAATGTGCCGCGTGCATATAAACGATAATCCGGACAGTCATCATCAATATAGTCGCTCGATGCTAAGTCTGCAATCGCCGGTAAAGCATCTACAATAGGATCTGTAGTACCATTATAACCCCAGCGAGCATCAGCAAACACAATGCCATCAACTGTTACTTGATCGGTGTTGTCAATTAAATCCCATGTTCCGGTGTCGTTATAGCGACGAATCACAGGATAATTTTCTAAATCACCAGTGTCAATCCACAAATCGCCTGCAGCCAATGATGTAGTACCATCGCTTTGTGTAGTGGGCTGACTTGCTGATAAGATTGGACCTGCTGGGTCTGTTGAACTTAGATCATAACCGCGAGCGTCATTGACTACATTTAGGTAACCTTTCCATCCGCTACCATCATTGATCATAATGTCAACTTCTAACGGATTATTGTAATACCATAATGTACCGTCAGCTGGGTTACTGTATGGTGCAGTTGTACTATATGTGTATGTTAATGCAGTAAATGGGCTGGCCAAGTACACTGAACCTGCTGTGACCACTTGAACGTTACTATCATTGATCAATCCTGCATCTGCAAGTGGTGTTCCGCTTGTTTGCGTAAATTTGATAGTACCACCAGCTAAATGACTAATACTAATTGCACCGCTCGATTCAACCACTGCTGTAATATTTGGCAAGTTTGCCGCTAAAATATCAGCTACAAAACTAGCCGCAGTAGTTCCGCTTAGGCTAATTGTTGCTGATTGTGTCGTTGACTGTCCTGGAACACTAACTTCCATAACAAATTCGTCCGTGTTGTCAAACACTATTGGACTTGATGGCGTAGTACCTGTGATTTTTACAAGCCCTGCAACGTTTTTAATGTAAGGTCTAAATGTTGCAGTAGTTGTAGCTAGCGTGTCATATTTTACGTATATAGAACCAGCAGCAATTTGTCCACCGCCGCCAATTGGATCTAATCCATAAATTGCAGCAGTGTCTGAGCTGTACAATGGTGCAGCTTGTAACACCCATGAATCTAAATTAGCATTGTATTCTTTGATGCCCCAATTCGCACCGTTACCTGTAGCACTAGTTTTTAACCATATAGACCCATAAGGGCGTGGTGTGACGTCTGATGTTCTCCAAGCCGGAGCATCACGATAACCTGCAAAACTTACTGTAGGACCAAACAATGTTTTAGTGTTTGCTGTGCCGTCAATTGCGCTATCAAACAAGCCTAGTTTTATTGCTGCATCAGTGCCGCCAATTGTAGTACCTTTGCCAATGGTTAGTTTACCGTCTTCAACTGAGACATTACCTGTGCTTGCTGCTTGACTATTAATGCGAATTTCAAGTTGCCCTGCAACGTTAACTGTTGCAGTTACGCCTTGGATGCCTGCACCAGCAATATCACTAGCCGCACTAGAAACGGTTGCTCCAGTTAATGTAACGTTTGTACCATTAATTACTAATTTATCACCAATTGATAAGTTAGCTGGATTTGCAATAGCACCTGTAATTGTTGGAACTCCTGTCATCCAATCATCGCTACCTACTAGTACCCAAGTGTTGTCATATCGTTTGAAATAAATTGGGTTGCTTGAACTTGTAGCTACCACAGCGTAACTTCCAATGCTACCGATCGAGCTTAGTGGAACACCTGATGATAATTGATCTGTGTCTGTAATAACTAACGGATCATTTAATACAAATGATGTATTGTCTTCAGTCCATTCGTATACACCCCAGTTAGTATTTTCTAAATCTAACCAATATGTTCCATCTGCTGGTGTCCCTGTAGGACGAATGCTTGTGCCCTCAAGTTGAGCTAGATCAACATTAGCACGTTGTACGTAAAGTCTATTAGATACACCAAGTGCTGAATACGCCGCTAACAATCCGTATTCATTGCGCTCGTCTGCATGTAAGGGATTGTCACTAGCATCAACTTGGAATGTTGGTGTGCCAAATAAACTAACTAGTTCACGTTGACTTGTAATTGTAACTAGTTTTTCTGCATTAGCTGCTGTTGTAGCTGAAGCTACTGTGCCGCTAGGATTTAATTTGTCTTGAGCTGTAGCAAGTAACACATAAGCAACGGTACCGGCAGCAGTTGGCTGATATTGGCTTTCGTCGATTACGGTAACTTGGACTCCTGGGGAAATTAGTGCCATAGTATAGTATTCCTTTGTTAATAATACTTTATGTTATTTATCGGTATATTAAAATTTTGGTTGTTTTAGGTGCCTTTGCCAAGGTTTGCAGTGCTAGGCGTCATAAATACAGAATGTTATACCGTCCTTTATGTAAATCTTGTGGTAGAATGCCAGCGGCAATCAATTATCGAAATGGTGATACTACACATTTTAGAAGCCTATGCTCGGCCTGCATTCGTAAGGGTAAAAAAGCCAAACCCCAGACCCCCAATTGGGCACTACATGGATATAAAAGAAAACCGCACTGCGAAAAGTGCGGCTTTAAGGCAAAGTATAAAGAACAGCTATTTGTTTACCATATTGACGGAAACCTAAATAATAGCAATCACTCTAATTTAAGAACTATCTGCGCTAACTGCCAGTATGAAGTAGCTCGGGAAGGGCTAGGGTGGAGTCAAGGGGATCTAGTCCCAGATTTTTAGGTGTTAAAAATTCTTCTACTTGTTTAAACAAGTCATCAATAGTGCCGTCGTTAATTAGTACAGTGTCAAACTTACTGCCTACCCAACTATATTCACTAGCGTGAACACCTGCTTTTTCTAAGATATCCTTCCCAAGCGCCCACCCGATGCGTTTCATGCCTTTATTATAATCTTTAGCAGAGTTATACCAATCAGGTTCGGGACCACGTTTAATACGTATAACTTTGCCGCCAACTGCTTTAATTGCTTTAATTTCATTGGGAAAACGACAATCTGTGATAACAATGTCATCTTTTGTAGTACGTAGACGATTTTCTAAGCTAGCGACCCATATATCGTCATGGAACCCCTTACG